AAATGAAAGACCTTGTAAACAAAATAAAAAAGAGACAAGAGTTTAGACCATTTGCACCTGTAGTATTAGAATCAGAAGTACACAAGTACTTTGATGTACCAAGGGGATTCCAATCACCATATATGCAACATGTGGTTAAATGTAAACAACCAGAAGACTTTCCTGCCATCGTACATAAAGATGGAACTAGTAGGGTACAAACAGTAAACTCAGAACAACACAGTGGATTATCTCAGTTATTAAGAAAGTGGAAAAAACACAGTGGACACCCGATACTACTAAATACCAGCTTAAATATTAAAGGTGAACCAATCGTCAACGATGAAAAAGACGCGATTAGGTTTGAAAAAAAGTATGGAGTTAAAGTGTGCGTGAGATAAAGTATCATAATGGTGAAACTATAAAGGTAGACGGACTACATTTCTATGGGTGTTCTTATATTGCTGGACAGGAATTACTTGACCATGAAATACCAGACCCAATGGCTATTGACCCCAAAAAGATGATGCAACAAAAAGGAGAAAGAGTCGAAGATTATTATAGACGAAAACTTGCTAGAGAACTTCTTTTTAAGAAAAAACTAAAACTAGAAAAACAATTATCTTGGTGTCAACACACAACCAACCAACTAAAACTTAGATGTTATAATCATGGTATACATGGATGTTCTACTACTCAAGTAAAAGGTTTGATTGTACAACATATGGTACAGGGGTTATACGAAAAACAAAAAGAAGCTATAGTAGTTGGTATGACAGGATTTGCCAGAGAAATGGTTTTTGCAGAAGATGAATCTATGCTTTTAAATGTTGGAACACTTGGTTCCGCGAGAAGTTTAGTTGTAGCCACTCATGCAGAAAGAAGAGGTGATGTTCAGTTTGCAAAAAAATATATGATGCTCAAGGGTGTCTACACTTTGTTTTGGAATTATCTCCATGAAATCTACAATATAATCAATATTTGTGAACTAAATGATATCAAGTTATATCTTATCCCCATGTTAGACCCATTTGACCCCAAATGGTATAAAAAACAATATGACATTGGTTTTAAAGAGGGTGAATTCAATGAACAAATTCAATTTATAGAATCAAAAATAGATAAGTATATAATAGAAGATATGAAGTTAGACCCTTTGGGGGCTAACATTATAAAACGATTACCAAGGGGCCATCCGTGTGCCGAAAGTCACGAAAAGTACGGTACTAAGGTTGGTGAGAAGTTAACAATATGAACAACATATTAAGGTTCCCCACCAAAAAGAAATGGGAACCTACTGGATACAGAATTAATCTATACACAGAAGAGGATATCTATATAGTTCTCTTATGCCTCAACATCTCCGATGATTTAGATGAACCGCAAAAATGGGTCAGAAAAGACCTACGCACCTTAGAGCCAGAATTTGTTATAGACAAGATGTCTACATGTCTTGACAATCAAGTTTTGTCCGATGCTTGTAAAAAAAGTATTAGGAAAATAATCAATTCAATAGAGGTCATACCTCTGTCAGCACTACACAATTAAGGAGAGACCATGTAATAGAAATCTTTATGATGGATATCAATTTTTTAACCAACCATCTGGAGAGATACCAAATGCCAAGACGCAAAACGAACCTTCAAGTAATCGAAAATTTAAATTCCGATGTGAAAAGGGTGAAAGAGAAATCTACCTTAAAAATGCGTATAGAGGATTTAATTACAGTCGATGCAATCACAGAAACCCAAGGACAATTTTTTGCAGAGTATAAAAAAGATTGTAAAGCAATGTTACTACATGGGTGTGCTGGTACAGGAAAAACATACATTGCCCTGTATCGAGCATTAGAGGAGGTTTTACAAAGAGGAAACCCATACAAGAAAGTAGTCGTTATTCGGTCAGCAGTCCCATCAAGAGAGATAGGTCACTTGCCGGGCGATGAAACAGAAAAGACACAAGTATACATGCAACCATATATTGACATGTGTTCCGATTTATTCCCAAAGAAAACACAAGCATTCCAAAGACTAATTGAACAAAAATATGTAGAGTGGATGATTACATCTTTTGTAAGGGGAATCACACTGGACAATTCAATTATAATAGTCGATGAATGTCAAAATATGAACGACATGGAGATAAATTCAATCATAACTCGCGTAGGACACAATAGTAAGATACTATTCTGTGGAGATTTCCGTCAAACAGACCTATATAAAAGAGGTGATTTGAGTGGATTGCAGAAATTCATGGTAATTGCTGAAAATATGCCTTCATTTAGGACTTTAGAGTTTGATACAGACGATATTGTTAGGTCTGACCTAGTAAAAGAGTACTTAGTGGCGAGAATGTCATACGAAGAACAATATGGTACTTGACTTTTGCTAAAAGGCCGTGTATAATGGTCACATAATATAGGATTTTTACATAATGTTTACACATATTGACAAAAAGCACGATTTCCCCCAGTTAATGAGGGAGAATTTTGAAGGAAAACGGACATATGTAACGGAAAATGGTGATAGATACCCTTCTATCACCACCGTTCTTGGATATAAGATAAAACCAGCCATAAAAGCATGGAGAAAGAAGGTAGGAGAACAGGCAGCGAACAAAATATCGCGTCAATCGTCTGTTCGAGGAACCAAAATTCATGGTATTTGTGAGGATTATCTTAATAACAAGGAACTTGATACTAAAATGTTGTCCTTTGTAGAGGAAGACATGTTCGATAACATGCGCCTTTACCTTGATAAGATAGATAACATACACGCGATTGAACAATTTTTGTACAGCGACCATCTAAGACTTGCTGGTCAGGCTGATTGCATCGCTGAATTTGAGGGAAAATTGTCAATCATCGACTTTAAGACATCCGCAAAACTCAAAAAGAAGTCATATATCAAGAATTATTTCGCTCAATGTGCTGGTTATGCCATCATGTTTGAGGAAAGAACTGGTATTCCAATAGACCAAAGTGTAATTATTATAGGTGTACAAGACGAAGAACCACAACTTTTTGTAGAACATCGTGACAATTACACAGATTACCTACTAGAATGTAGAGATTTGTATGAAAATAACGCTTGACATTTGGTTGGTAAGCTGGTATTATAAATAAATTAACTCGTTGAAACAAGTCAAACGGTTAACAGGACGAGGGTGCAAATCCCTCCGCCTCCACCAATTAATCCTTATAGACTCGACTAAGGGGGCGAATAGGATCGACTGGGACTTATTAGAGGAGTGGAGAGTTCGGAAATGGAGCTGCCGTAAGTGCGACAAAACTATAAACGCAGAAGAAGATACTGCTTATGAGGATTACGCTTTAGCGGCGTAAAATCGCTCGGGGTTCGGGGACGCCTATCAACAGAAGTCCCCATTTTTATCTCATTAAGAGAAGGAGGAAGATATGTGGTTAATTACAGGACTCATTATCGGAGTCGTAGTTGGAGCATGGATTAAAGACCGAAAATCTTGGTTAGATTTTCTTGACTCACCATTTGATAAGCTGCCGTTTTAACAAACTAACACTTTCAAATGTACAGTTGGTTTTTGACCGCCGTATGTGCTGTATCACTTTGTTTGATACCAGTACAAAATGCGAATGACTACTTCATCGAAGAAGACAGGGTTTTAGTTGTTGACGAAGCAATAATCTTTATCGATAAAGAAATATCTTGTCTTGCAGTTAACATTTATCATGAAGCAAGGGGCGAAAGCAAAGAAGGTAAACTTGCAGTTGCTTTCGTAACCTTGAATCGTGTTAAAAGTAATGCATATCCAGACACAGTTTGTGGCGTTGTTTATCAAGGATACCACAAACCGTCTTGGAGAGATGAAACAAAAATGGTTCCAATCAGGCATCGTTGTCAGTTTAGTTGGTACTGTGATGGTAAACCCGACATAGTACGCGATTTCAACATATACGAAGAAATCATTAAACTGTCAATAGATGTTTGGGAAGATAGGTATGAAGATAATACAAATGGAAGTTTGTTTTATCATGCCGATTATGTGGAACCGACATGGGCGCAACACATGGCGAAAACAGTAAAGATAGATAGACATATATTCTATACCGCGAGTTATTAATGACAAACAAGACTCATAATTTTATCGTGACAGGTGGATGTGGATTTATTGGTTCACATTTAGTAGAAGCATTACTCCTACATGGACAGAATGTTCTTGTCATAGATGATATGAGAACTGGGAAGACTAAACTCGATAGTAAGAATGTAGAGTACTTACATCAAGATGTTGCATCAGCAATTCCAGTTGGAAAGTTTGACGCAATATTTCACCTAGCCGCCACGCCCAGAATTAGGTTATCTCAGAAAGACCCATTCGGGACAATCACAAATAACTTTAATTCAACAATGGTTGTTGCTGAGTATGCAAGAAGAGAACGAATTCCTTTGTTTTTCGCTGCTTCTTCTAGTACTCAGTTTCTTCATCATCAAGATAATCCTTATACTTTTTCTAAATGTGTAAATGAAGAAGTCTTACAACTCTATAATAAAATATACGATTTAGAATATCACATGTTGTATTTCTATAATGTATATGGCCCGCGAGAAGCAGACTACGGTGAATATAGTACTGTAGTTAGAGCATTTAAAAAATGCGTAGAAGAGGGAACCCCTCTCAGAGTTTTTGGTAGTGGTAGAAAACAGAGAGACTTTACTCACATACACGATGCCATAGATGGTATACTAAAATTGCTAACAACAAAAAGTAAACCAAGAAATGTTCATTTAGGTTCTGGTAATCCAGTAAGTATATTGGATGTCGCAAAGGCATTTGACCATGATTTCATTCATGAATTCGATAAGCCTGGCGAGGCAGAAATAACAGAATGTGAAAAACCATATATTGAACCTTCATATGATGTTATAGCATATATCAAAAAATGGAAACAAGATTTTGAAGAAGAACAAATATTACATAATGTAAACAAAGATTTAAGAAAAGTGGAAGAAAAATATGCCAAAATTGATAGTGGACAATGACAAAGAAGAAGAAAAGGTTAGTGATGTATTCATGGTCACTAAAGAGTTTCATACATCAGCCGAGTTCTCACAACACATAGAAAAGAAAGCTGTTCAGGCGGGAAATTATATTGATGTTCTTGTTGAATATTGTGGCAGAAATGAAATCGAAATAGAGAGTGTTAAGAAATTACTTACAGCATCTCTAAAGGAAAAAATCAAAGCAGAAGCAATTGGACTTAACTTAGTTAAGGGACAGAAGTCTTGTAAGTTACCTATATGATTGAACCTTATGAAGTTTATAAACTATACCTAGCGATTAAACTTCATTTCACTACTAAGTCATATGATGTAGTGAAGTATAAGGGTAAGGTTAGAGTAAAACCAGAGACTTTTCGTAAAAGAAAAGATATGGTATCTATAAAGAAACTTGCCAGAGACTATAAACGCGAGGAAATAATAGATTTTTTAGTTGCTAATTTTGTATCTGGAGAACGATGGGGTGGATTGTTTGATATACAGGCATCCAAGAGATACGAGGATTGGAAGATAAAAAAGAATCAGAGAGAATATCTCTTCAAAAGAGATGTCTCAAAGATACTACTAGAGATGGAAAAACAAAAAGTTGACGCTTTTTTTGAAAAAAATGGAAAACAGGGCTTGACTTTTCGTCTGTACTTTGGTAGAATGATCGAAATTGAAACTCTTGTTATATTAGATAAGATTTTCGATTTTGTAGAAGAAACGGATGATATTTTACTAGAAGATGTTGTACTGCTAGTTAAAAAATATCGACCTTTCATAAGGGTGACCGACTCAATGAAGGAAGTCGCCAAAACACTTACTCAAAAACCTGTATAAATAGGAGTATACATTATGAGTAGGAAACTACGACCTCAGAATGATGAGAAGCGTATACGGAGAGTACCTAGTGAAGATAAGACTAGGCTTGACAAATACAAACATCTCGTGTATAATGAGGAAATCTATGAGTCTGAAGAGTTTTTGGACGCTTTAGATAAAAAAAGTAAAATACAACGCAAACATAAACCAATATAACGCACAAGGAGAAATATATGTCGTTTAATACTATAGAAGAGCTACGCAAGTCGCGTGGCAACATGGACACTCTCATGTCACAAGTTGAGAAGATGTCTACAACCACCACCGAGTCTAATGACGATGGTAGGGAATGGAAACCAACTGTTGACCAAGCTGGCAATGGGTATGCAGTCATCCGATTTTTGCCCCCAGCAAAAGGTGAAGACCAATATTGGGCACGACTCTGGACTCATGGTTTTCAAGGGCCTACTGGAAAGTGGTACATCGAAAACTCTCTCACAACTCTAGGACAACAAGACCCTGTTTCAGAATTGAACAGTGAATTGTGGAATAGTGGTGTTGAGTCTAACAAAGACATTGCTCGTAAACAAAAGCGTAGACAGTCTTTTTACTCCAACATTCTTGTTGTGAAAGACCCATCGAATCCAGAAAATGAAGGTAATGTATACCTTTATCGTTATGGCAAAAAAATCTTCGACAAAATTCAAGACTTGTTAAAGCCAGAATTTGAAGATGAAACTCCAGTAAATCCTTTTGATTTCTGGGACGGCAGAAACTTCAAACTGAAGATTCGTCAAGTTGAGGGATTCCGAAACTATGACAAGTCGGAGTTTGAGTCTGCTCCATCACCAGTAGCTGCTGATGATGAAATTGAGGCAATTTGGGCGAAACAATACTCTCTTGCAGAGATTGTAGACCCATCTAACTTCAAGTCTTATGAAGACCTTAAATCCAAATTGGATATGGTTCTTCAAGGTGCAAGCAAGGTTCCTACTGCTTCAACTGTTGCAGCCCAGACAGGCGACATTGAAGATGACTTGTTTGTTAACCAACAATCTGAAACTACGGTAGTCTCCAATGGTTCAGATAGTGATGACGATGCAATGTCGTACTTTGCAAAACTTGCTGACGATTCCTAATATCGTTTAAGCGTTTGCGAGGGGCGACATAAATAGTGTCGCCCCTTTTTTTATGGCAGAAATTATGGATGGAATTATATTTGGCGGACAATTAGAAGACTTTGCTGGTTCAATACACAAAGAAGATTCTAAAAACATTTCAATGAGAAGGTCTTCTGGTGGTCACAAGATTGCCACCTTTTTGAGGCAGAATGGTTATGAAATTGATGTAGTAGATTATGTCCATCGCTGGAAAATAGAACAACTCAAACAATATCTAAAACCAATCGCAAAGGATTGTAAGTTCTTTGGATTTGGTTCTACATTCTTTTTAGACAGTCCAGTTGTCAAAGAACTGGTTGCGTGGTTAAAAGAAGAGTATCCTAATGTACCGCGTGTCGCTGGTAGTCAAAATGATAGCATGCGTAGTTTGGACATGGATTGGTATGTCTATGGTTATGGTGAAAATGCCATGTTAGAACTACTTAAACATTTTGATGGTGGGCCAGAACCCATACATTACAATAAAGTAATTAACTGTTA